CTCCGTCCTGATTATCTTTCTGCACAAAAGAAGGCCCTTTCGGAACCTTCTTTGCTCTCTCGATAGAGTATCCAAATAATTGAGACATTTTATAGTATCGAAGATTAGTCCGATACTATTTATCAAAATTATTATGGCGTGTATATTGGTGTTACAGTAGTACCAGAAGGAACCAAGTCTGTACTTGCAGCAATAGAAGAACCACTTTCTGGTGCCCAGTATTGTACTTGCCACTCTACAGTAAACTCTTCAATTGCATCATTTGAACCATAATCAAGATCAATTGCAGCTACGTTTGATGGCCAGCACTCATACATTTTATATGATACAATTGCATTACCTCTTCTATCTAGTTGGGTCACTCGAAGGTTCGCCATATAGTTTAGGTAATCGGTGCTGGTGGATGCTGCTACTCCATAACGGATTCTAGTAGCATTCTCTTCATACATTTGAATTGCATCCATCCACTGGAGGAATGCCTGTCTTAATGAATGATTTGTATCATTTTGAATTGTGATTGTCCATGGTTCAAAGGTTCTATCTCCAGCAATCTTGAGCATTCTTCCACGGAAAGGAACTTCAACTACACCAACAGTTGATGCTGGTAATTGAGCTGCTTTGCATACGAATGCACCTAATTGAACTAGGCTAGTAGCGGTGCTTGAAAGACCAATTGCACTTCCAGCGGATGTACCTGGAAAAGCTAGATCTACTTGGAATAAATTAGGTCTTGCGAAATCAATGTCTAACGCACCTAGGAAAGACGTAATCGGACCTCTATTGTTTGATGGCATTGTGGGTTTCCTCCAGTTTTTTTGTTAAAATTAAATGATTAAGAAGCGACTTCGCTAAATGAAACACCAGATCTCGTTGCAATAAAGGTCAGAGTGATGTAGTTGATTGTTCTGGTTGGCTTCAAATAAATTTCTGCGTAGAGTTCTCCTCTGTCAACAGCTTCTGGAGGATTGTTTTCTCCATCACACTTGATGAGGTAATCTTGTAGACCTCTTCTTGCTTGAATATTTCTAAGGAATGGTTCAACACCGTTGATGAACACGCTTCTTGAGGTGTCATCGTTGAATTCAAAGAGTAGAGATTTTGCTGCATTAGCAATAACTTTCTCGCAAAGAAGGAATAGACGACGAACATTGATTCTATCAAATGCAGATGCATAACCAAGTGCTGTTTTATCTCCAAAGAGTACAATACCAGATCCAGGGAAGGCAACAATTGGATTGACTCTTTCAACATACAGTCTATCTCTTTGATCTTTGTTTGGAGAATATGCTAGTTTGATAGCATTTCTGAGTACACCTCTTGCCAAACCTGCAGGTGAATACCAATCTGCTTCTGTTTCGGCAGTAGTCAATAATAGACCAGCGATATCAGCATTGCATGGAATGAAACGATATTTATCGTTATATCTGTCATAGATATACTTAAATCCAGTATCTAATACTGCATATGAGGTGCTAGGAACTTGTCTAAAGTAGTTAACAAGATTAACTGTTGCTGTTTCAGTATCAACTGCATTGACTACGTGATCTCTGACTGGGGAGAAGAACGACATGCAATCTTTTCTTGATTCGAGAATAGATACAATAGTTGCAATCTTAGCATATGCCTCGGTGTTGTTTGTTCCCATTGAACCAGGGATGATGAAATCAATGTCCTCTGTTTCTGGATCGCTAATAAATCCCAGCGAAGCGGCATAAGCACCTGCGGTCACACCGTAGTTGCTAACACCACCACTAAGAACATAATCAACACTACATCCACCATCACTTCTAATATAGACAGCACCACTGACGGGATCTGCAGTACCATTAGCATTTCTGAGTAGGTTGAAGTTAACGTTAGCAGCAGGAACTCCCCAAATGCCAGCAGCTAGAGTTGATCCAACAGCAAAGACGTTTGTGGTATCTGGATCACCACCATAAATGTAGTTTGAACCAAACTTCAACACATACTTATAGTAATTAACTTCACTATTTGTGGTTTTAGCATCAGTTGCCTTAGAAACACCAATAAATCTTTCCAAGATTGTATTTGGGGTTCCAGTATATTTGCCTAATGTATCAACAACCAAAATATGCATTTCATCTCTATATCCATTTCTGGCAGCTGCATATGGTGAGGTTCCAGGACGAGGAGCAACGTTGATCCATTTTAGACCAGGGAATGCATCTCTTGTTTGATACTCATTTTCAACGGTAGCGATGCCAACAGTGGCGGCATTGTCATCATCAACACTGTCTGTTGCTGCAAATTCTACAGATCCTTTATTAAGTACAACTAACAGTTTTCTTGAAACACCACCACTTGCAATATCTGCAGATGCTCCACTCGATGATTGTGTAATGTCATCACCTGCAGCTAGGATGCCTGTATGTGCAGCTCCTAGATTAACTTCCAGAGTGTTAGTTGCTGGATCCCAAGCAACAACCGTTCCAGCAGTTCCATCAATTGTAACTGCTCCAGGGACAAAAGTACCAACAACACCAGTTAATGTCAAGGACAATCTGTACTTGTAAACTTTTCCTGCTGCTCCTGATGCTCCTGCGAGTGCATCACCAACTTCAAACTTCCACTCATTACCCGAAGTAGGTGCGTCTAAGTCCAGAATTTGGTCTGCACCTGCATCAGTTTTGTAAATTCTTAATCCGTTGCAGTGGTCGCCTGCAGTTTTACCAGCATACAACCAAGTTACAGTTCCAGTTTCGTACTCATCTTCGTACTGTTCAACATTTTTAATTTTTACTGCAGATCCATTTGTTACTGCATTTAGAAGTGAGGTGTGATCAGTTCTAATGACCTTTAGTGCTCCACCATAAATTAGGTATTGAGCAGCACAAAACCAGTTCTCGTAATTCTCATCATTTGGTCCACCAAAAACCGTTTCTAGTTGTCTTTCTGTAGAAATAATTCTTACTTCATTAATAGGTCCTTTCTCAAAGGGTCCTGCAAAAGCAGCAAACGTAGGATTTGATATCGTTGATCCCGTGCTGCGGTCGATTTCTCTAACTAGTACTCCAGGGGAGTATTGACTTAATGCCATGTTTCGTTCTCCAACGTATCGAAGTTTTTCTAGAAATATTTATAATTTGCTATATTTCTATTGGGGAAACAATGCATGAACAAACTACCAGTCAGGATAGTCCCATGTAAGGTTAATATCTGTCTTTCTACCATCTTGTATTCTTTTGATAGTGCAGAGTTTACATTCATATGAATATGAGGATGGGTAAGCTCCACGATCCTTTCTAGTCCTATAGAAATCAGTTAATAAATTTTTAGTGATACCACACGTTCTGCATTGACGATCAACAAATAATAAATGCTCTAGTGATATTTGTTGATTGATATCCATTACCTGTACTCCCACATATATGCAGCATCACCGTATTCGTCTAAATGCCATCTATCACCTTGGACATCAACAAAACTTTCTTCTTCTGTTCCATCTAGAATAAATCCAAATGGTGCCATGTCTGCTTCAATTGCTTCTCTTTGATCATCATAAATTCTTTGGCGAACATCATTATTGGTCATTTCCCTGAAATAAGGTTGCATAGCAAGCCAAGAAAAGATAACTAGAGACATTGCTAAGTCATCATTACATCCTTCTTCTGCCTCAAACGAATTACCTTTCTGAATGAATGTTGTCAGTTCACTAATAATATCGTAATCTTTTACAATAAGTTTGTCTTCTTCTATTAGTGCCTTCAGGTTAGAACAACCAACCTTCTTAACAGCAGAAGTCATGCGAACTCCCAACGAAGCTTTCTTACCACTGAAACCAGATCCTACAATTTGACCTGCACGTCCTCTCATTGAACACATTAAAAGGTTGTCGTATTCAAGATCGTATTGTAAAATATCGGCAACTTGTCCTCCAATATCATTTACCTCGATTAAAATGTATGCTTTATTATAATTTTTAGCAACGTCATGAATAATATTTGGTAATAGGATTGGTTTGATGTCGTTATTTTTGTACTTGCCTACAATGCTATATGGGATAGTTGTAATATCCACAATAATAAATGCTGAGTAATCTTGACTCGTTCCTCTTGAAGTATCAACTGTTAGTATGTATTGATGCTCTGGTTTTGCTTCTTCGTAAATATCTAATCCCTTGTACGATGTAAGGGGATCTTCATAAACCATATTCCTTAATTTTGCTGGATTGATTAGAGTATCAACCGATCCCAGAAACTCACACTCAAATTCTTGAGTAAACTGTCTTTGAGAAGTGTTTGCAATTGTTTGTTCTTTCCATGCAGCATCACGGCCAGGAACCTGAGACCAATGAACCTCTAGAGGGATATAACTATTCTTCTGCCTTTCAGCATCATGCCAAAGTTTATAGAACATGTTCATTCCGTTTGGTGTCGAAATGATAATTACCTTGGTTGTTTTACCAGATGAAATCGTAGGATATACAGAAGAGAAGAACTGCTCTGCAATATTATTTGGAATGAACGCAAACTCGTCTAGGAAGATAATATTAAACGAGTTCCCTCGAACTGCACTAGATGATGTAGATGCAGCAATAATTTTAGAACCGTTTTCTAATTCTAAGGATCCCTTGTTCCAGGATACAATACCATGTTGCATCCACTTGGGAAGATTTTCATATGATAGTTGCAAACGAGACAAAAGTTCTCTTGACGTTTCTGCCTTGTTTGCTAGAATAGCAATCTTACTATTATCATTAAACAATGCATAGTGCATCAGATAGGAAACACACGTTGTTGATTTTCCTGTCTGACGTGGGAGCTTTGCAATGTTAAATCTATTTTGGTGAAAATTCTTAATAAGTTGCTCTTGGAAATCCCATACCTTAAATGGAATAAGACCTTCATCCAAGGAAACAATTTTTACATATTCCTTTGCAAAGTAAAGTGGGTCTCGACTACACTTAACAAATTCTTCAATTTGTTCTTTTGTAAACTCAACAGTTACGTTTGCTTTTTTTAGATTAGGATTGCCAAGATAAATGTCGTTATAATTCATACATAATTGCGGGTATCCACTTCACCATTACGTCTAGCTTCTAGAAGTTTAAAGTCTTTAACTTTAGTATCTCCAAGATAAGACCAAGCATAACCCTGTTGGATCATCTGCTCATTTAATGAAGAGGGTTCATTATTAATATATAGCCATCCTAAAATTCTTCCATACTTCTCTGTACTATCTGGAAGTTCGGTCTTGATAATAATATTCTTGGCACCTTCCACCCGCTTCTTCAACCACTCTTTCGATTCGAGTCCGAGTTTCTTTTCGTATTCGTCTTTTGTTCTGCTCTCAGGCGTGTCAATGCCCGCAAGGCGAATTCGCTTATTGAGAGAGATATTAAAACCGAGATCAATGTCAGCGTCAATAGTGTCGCCATCTACTACCTTTGCAATTGAACGAATTCTGTAAATATATGGATCTTTCATATTGATCTATCTACTGGAATTTTTGTAATTTTTTGAATATGATCACACGGCATCGTAAAAGATTGCACATCAGCATAACGCATGTAATCAATTTTACATACATTAGGACCGATTTCTACCAACCCAATGATAATAAATGCAATGTAATCCATATGACTAGATCAGTTGTTGTTTATGTTGTGGTAAACTTCTATCTTGTGGTCTACCATTTTTAGGAAATTGATAAACCCCATTGATACAAAGAATCCAATTAGTTCCTGTCTTAGGATCATGAATACGAATTCTATCACAGGTTCTCATAAAGTGTGGCACCTGACCTGGACCCATTGGAGTAGCTGTAAAAAGTGATGCTAAAATTAGAGGGATCACTTTTTCTTGCCGCCATTCTTTGCTTTCTTAGCAGTAGCATTACCCTGATTCTGTTTGGAGTTCTTTTGACCTCCAGGAGAACCTTTCTTCCCCTTGTTTGGTGACTTAGACATCAGCAGTTCCACGCACGTAATGACCTATTTATGCGAGAATCTGGATCTCTGGCAGTTTTCTTGGAAGTTCGCTTATCTTTCATGCCTTTCATTCTGGCACAAAATGACGCCCTGCGGGGATTTCCAACCTTCTTTGAAGGTGCTTTAAGGTCGCTTCCAGGATTTTCTCTTTCATAAGACTTACGTCCTTTTTCGTTAAGACCACCAGATTTATTCTGTCCCTCCTTTCTAGTCCAAGCTGCTCCTTCCGCCATGAATTCTCCAAAGGAAGGAATATAACTACTCATACGGTAGGTTGACCGCTCACCACCACCATTGCTCCGATTACCATTGCCCCGATCACCATGCTGAGCTCGATCTCGCTCAGGACTATGTGTTGTAGAACGAACTGCTGGCGCTGACCCCCTTGACGGATCATGCTTACCACGTTTACGAGAATCTTCTCCTCGTTTTG